CATTAGATGGCCTTGGATGCAAAAATGAAAACGTCACTGATTACCGGTATGCCCTAGTCGAATCAGACGATATGGAGCCCGGGAAACAACTTAATATCATTAAGTCTATGGAGCTTCCTGTGGCGGCGTTGGTTCATTCCGGGAACAAGTCGATCCATGCCATCGTACACATCGATGCTGACACATACGAGGAGTATCGGCGGCGAGTAGATCATCTTTATAAGGTTTGTGAGAAGAACGGTCTGCCGGTCGACACGGCAGACAGGAATCCTTCCCGGTTATCCCGGTTACCCGGGTGTGTTCGTGATGGGAAAAAACAGTTCATTATTGCGACAAACATAGGCAAAAAGAACTATAGGGAATGGATTGATTGGATTGAAAGTGTCAATGATGATCTTCCGGATCCGGAAGATTTGGCGGCGGTCTGGAACGATATGCCGGAACTGGCGCCGCCGTTAATTGACGGTGTGCTTCGCCAGGGACATAAGATGTTGCTGGCCGGGCCCAGTAAGGCCGGTAAATCATTCGCTCTTATCGAACTGTCTATCGCGATTGCGGAAGGCTGTAAATGGATCGGGTTTCAGTGTGCCCAGGGAAAAGTTTTATATATCAACCTTGAATTGGACCGCGCCAGCTGCCTTAATCGATTTAAAGATGTGTATCGGGGCATGGCGGTGCCTCCGAATCATATTGGCAGCATCGATGTCTGGAATTTACGTGGTAAGGCGATCCCCATGGATAAACTGGCCCCGAAGTTGATTCGCCGTGCCATGAAAAAAGATTATATCGCTGTCATTATCGACCCGATTTATAAAGTCATTACCGGTGATGAGAATTCGGCGGATCAGATGGCGCATTTTTGCAACCAGTTCGACAAGGTTGCGACGGAATTAGGCTGTGCGGTCATCTATTGCCATCATCA